TTTTCGCTGATCGTGGTTCTGAACAGTCACTTGAAAAGCATGCTAAAGAACTTATGCACGCGCATCTTGCTGGTGTAATTACTGGTAAAGGTTGGAACACTGACTATGCTAAGTCTGTTTTCGAAAAAGCTGGTGTTACTTACACGGCTACAGGGGGTCAAAACGATCCCGGTATCGACGTTGTAGTATCTCGCGAAATTGAGAAAGAAATTCAATTAGAGCTTCGCACCGCAGCTTTATTTAAAGAAATGCCAGTAGAGAGTCAATCTACTGTATTGCCTCTGCAGTCTGATACCAATCTGGCTAAGTGGGCAAATGCACGCGACAGTGCTAACGATGGTACTGGTAGTGATATTGCTAACCGTGGCAATTCTGACAATACTTATGATGTTGGCCAGAAGGTTGTACAGGTTGATCGTCTTATTTCAACTTCTTTCCTCGATAACTACATCGATGAGAAAGTTTTGATTAATATCATGCCTATGCTGACTGCTGGTATTGCACGTTCACATGCCCGAGCTGTTGATGCTGCTATTATTAATGGTAACTCTGCAAATATTACAGGTTTGATTGGCCATGCAACTGCTGGTGCTGAATGGGGAGCTCAGGTTGCTGCTAACCTTACGTTTAGTGCTGATGTACTTGTTAAGTGTCGTCGTAATATGGGCGTATACGGCCTTAACCCACAGGACGTTGTATTTATCGTATCACAAGATAAGTACTATGACCTTTTAGAAGATCCCGACTTCCAGACTGTTGATGAAGTTGGTTCAGATATGGCAGTACGTTTGACTGGTCAGGTTGGTCGTGTATACGGTTCTCCTGTAGTTCTTACGGACAATATGCCTGCTGACGCTGAAGATGGATTTGGTGGAGCTTTGTGTGTCAACACTTCAAACTTCATTATTCCTCGTCTCCGTGGAATTACTGTTGAGCAGGACTACGAAGTAGCTGCACAACGCCGCGTATTAGTTGCTACTCAGCATATGGGCTTTGATGAGCTCTTTGCTGGTGCTGGTGGTAAGTCTGCTGCTACTCACGCAGTATACAATGCCTTAGCATAAAAATTAACTTTTTACTTCGGGGGACAGCAATGTCCCCCCAAGTTTTTACTAATTGACTTAATATGACTGATTTAATTACTATAGATAAATATAAAGAAATTGAAGGAATTACATCGACTAAAGAAGATGTAAAACTTGAGGTTTTTATTCCCTCTGTAAGTCAATTAGTAAAAACTTACTGTGGAAATTCGCTTATTGATTTTTACACGACTAATAAAGTCGAAGCTTTTTCCTTAAGTTGGGAGTCTGACATTCTTCAGTTAACAGAGAGCCCTGTAAATACAATAATTGAAATACAGGAAAGACGCAGGCCTACAGAAGAATATAAAACAGTGCCTGTAGAAGACTATTATTTAGATAATAAAACAGATAGTGTTTTAAGAATAGCACGCACACACAGGTTCTGGCCGACAGGTCCAGGAGCTGTTACTGTTACTTACACTGCAGGATATGCAACAACACCTGCAGATCTCTTATTAGCTGTAGCAGACTTGATTACTTATTATTTGAAAGATGAGCATAAACAAAGACAGACTTTACAAGGGGCTAGTATTGAAAATGCTAAGCCTAGTGGCTCTAGTGGAGGCCCTGCTTTTCCTGATCATATAAAAAGAGTCCTAGACTTATATAAGAATTTTTAACCATGGCTAGACCTGTAAAAAATATAGATCAGCTAATACAAGATATGATCCAAGGGCAGTATGTTAAAGCAAAGTTGTGGCGGCGAGCTATAGACAAAAATATAGATATTAGACAAAAATTTCAAATGCAGGGAGAGTACATAAAAAGATTTGAGGAGTTTACTAGAGCGGCTCGAAAGGCACATTCTAACGAAAATTCTACTTTTAATTTTGAAGGTCAAACGTATCAAGCTAGAAGTGCTCTAAGGACGGCAGCTGCAGTAAATAATAGGTCTCATAAAGACTTTGGACGAGCTAATTTTAAACAACAAGCTTACACCTTAAAAAAGCTTTTTCCCGAGCTTGCAGAAGGTCAAGAGTTGGGACATAAGAATATCAGCGTACTTAGAGCGTCTCTTTCTTCCGTGCTTGCATCAATGGATACTAAAGATCCTAGAAGACAATCTATCAAAGCTTTATTTATTCTTGCACAAAATATAGATCGCATTACAGAAGTAGGTGAAATGAGTTTTGACGACTTATTGGATCAGCTAGAAATGAGCGTGTCCAAGGGTTATGAGGTTAAAGCTGAGTATACAAAAGATGTAAAATTACTCTCAGGCATCTCAGGTAGTTTAGAGCTAGAGTTTGAACCCAAAGACCTTAATCAATATAAAGGACGCTTATCAGGTAAAGTAGGAGAGTTATTTAGGAAAGTAATTACTGACGCATCTTTTGATTTAGCTTCACATGAAGGATTTAGTAGTAATATAGCTAACATTAAAGGGTCTCCTTCTATGATAGAGGATATAACAGCTCAGAGTCTTCAGCTAATAGACCCTACTAAAAAATATGCTCCTGGGAGAAAAACAAAAGCAAAGTCCAAAACACAAAATATGCGAGGACCAAAAACTAAAATGAAGAGGAATAAAAAAGTTAAAGCCCGTAGCCCTTCTGGTCCAGGTCGAGGCAAAGGAGCATCTAGTGCTCCTTTAGAGTTATTAGGTATATTGAATCAACAACTACCTAGAGTAGTTGCGAACAATATGGGAGACCCTAGATTGAATTATGTTACAGGCAGATTCGCAAGTAGTGTCAATGTTACTGATGTTACTCAAACAGCTCGAGGTTTTCCAAGTATAGGATATACATATAGAAGGAATCCTTATGAGGTATTCGAAAGAGATCCTGATAGAGATCCTAGAAAACTTATTGATTTATCTATACGCGAAATTGCTGCACAATTCGCTATAGGCAGATTCTATACTAGGAGAGTATAATGGCGTATCCAAGAGAGTACGCTACTAGAAGACAGTCTATTGTAGACGCACTTGTAGAAGCCTTAAAGACTATAGACGGTACAGGAGAGTTTTATACAAATGTGTATAATAATGTAAGTCCGAGATTAAAATTCTGGGATGAGATTGATGACTTTCCAGCGATACATCTAAATGCGGGTTCAGAGAGAAGAGAGTATCAAGGAGGAGGATATAGAGATAGATTCTTATCGGTTGTTATTAGATGTTATGTAAAAGAAGAAGACGCTATTGAAGCGTTGGATAAACTTTTAGAAGACACTGAAACAGTATTAGAACTAAACTCTAGATTAGAATATCTTGATAAACTAGGCTCTAGACAATACACGCACCAAATCTCGCTCATTAGTATAGATACTGATGAAGGAGTATTAGAACCTTACGGAGTAGGAGAAATATTAGTTGAGGTTCGTTATTAGAAAATGCTGACACGAATAAATATTCACGTTCAGGCCTTTTCAAGTTTCATAGGAGATTACAACTATGGCATCAATATTACAATTTAGTAGAAATACTAAAGCCTATCTGCAAATGGGCGCCGATGTGTGGGAGCTGCCAATTCTTGACGGATTCTCATTTTCACAGGCAACAAATGCATCAGAAATTACTCTTAACGAAGCTGCAAACAGTGCAGGAGTATCAAGACGAGCTAGACAAATGTTTACCGACTCTTACGCTCCTGCTGAGTGGAGTTTTACTACTTATATTCGTCCTAACGGAGGAGCTGATGGCGCAGCCGGTCTTGGTTGCATTGAAGAAGCTCTGTGGGCGAACATGATTGCTACAGGCCAAGCCTACGATGATACCACGGGCCTCTTTACTTTAGGTGTTGATAAGAGTACTGCAAACACTACTGTTTTTGACTTTACTAATTCTAACAAAACAACACTTAATACTTTTACACTGTGGATGGTTCTTGGAGCATGTGGTACAGATCCTACGGCTGCTAGCTTTAGTGAAGCTCAAGGTCAGACAGTATATAAAATTAGCAATAGTGTTATTAACTCTGCTGCTATTGATTTTGATATCGATGGGATCGCTCAAATTACTTGGTCTGGGTTCGGCTCTTTGGTAGAGGATCTTACAGATGTTGCAGAAGGATCAGGAGGCTGGCCTGATGTTACTGGAGGCGGTTCAAATAATCTTGTAACTACAGGTATTGACAGCACTGCTAACTTTATTAGAAACAGACTGACTAGTCTTTCTGTTGTGGGAGATTTAGGTGGTGGTAGTACTACATATTCCGTGGTACTGACTGGAGGAAGTTTATCGATCGAGAATAACCTAACCTTCTTAACTCCAGAAACTCTTTGTAGTGTTAACCAACCTTTAGGTCATATTACAGGTTCCAGATCTGTTAGTGGAAGTTTCACTTGTTACCTTGACGCTGAAGGTGACTCAAGTGCTCAACTTTTCCAAGATGTACTATCTGCCAACACTATTGTTACCAATGAAATGGCTCTTACATTTGGAATAGGAGGAGCTAGTGCTCCTGCATGTTCTGTTACTATGCCTCGCTGTCACTTAGAAGTGCCTAGTCATAGTATTGAAGATGTTATTTCAGTAGAGACGTCCTTCCACGCTTTGCCTAGCAGCTTAGACGGAGCGGATGAAGCAACGGTTACATATTTAGGTACTGCATAAAATTTAAATAGGTATTTTTAAATAATAAAAGGGGCGCTCAGCCCCTTTTATTTATCCCCACCCCAAAAATTTTTCTTGACTTTTATGTTGCCATACTTTATACTATGTGGTAAGAAAAATCAATTTCTTTTCTACATATACAAGGAAAATACTTAATGACAGATAAACCTATTTCACTTGCTAGCTTAATGACTCCTAGCAAAACTGTGTCTATTTCTTTTCCAGGATGTCCTGGGATGGAAGTAGATCTGTGCTATTTAGCACGAGAAGAATTATTAAAACTTAGAAAAAAATGTCTAACAACTAAATTTGACAAACGCACTCGTCAGCCCGAAGAAATCCTAGATGATGATAAATTCTTAGAAGAATATGTTAGTGCGGTAATTAAAGGGTGGAAAGGCTTCAAACTAGATTATCTAGAAGAGCTCATCCTAGTAGATGTATCTTCTCAAGATGAGAATAGTGAACTCCCTTTTACACAAGAAAATGCACAATTGCTAATGAAAAACTCAGGTACATTTGATACATGGGTTACAGAAACTGTCGGTGATTTAGAAAATTTTACGGGGAACAAGTAACGAAAATAATATCGTTACTTGAGCGTTATACGAGAGAAGCAGATAGTACAATAGATATAGAAAAGTATTATGCTATATGTGAAAAACTAGGACAAGAACCCGATCCGGAAAAGCTGCCAATTACTTTAGATAAATTTCCTGAAGAGGTACAGACTGCGATCGTAATATACGATCTGCTGCCTGATCGGTGGGAAGGAATGTCAGGGAGCTATCTAGGAAAAGAGTGGGCATCTGTTAATCTTTTACTAGATATTTATGAAGTGCCCTATCGTAAAGACGTAATATATTTTTCTAAGGTTTATGAAAACATAAAAGTGCGATATATGTCTGAAAAGGCAGAACAAACTAGAAAGGCCGAAGAACGAAAAAGTCGAGCGGCAGGAGGCAATGGAACAAATTTTGCCCATAATGTATCTGGATAATGGCTAAAAGAAATAAGGTATATATTGATGTAGTAATTGATGATAAAGGCACTACCAAAAAAGTAGCACTTTCCCAGAAACAATTAGGAGAAGCAGCTGCAGCTGCAGGTAATCAAGTACAAAATACTGATAGGCGCCTTAAAGGAGCAGCACAGGCTTCTTCAAATGCTACTAAGAATTTTTCAAAAATGTCCCAGGGGATCTCGGGGGGTCTCGTTCCTGCTTATGCAACCCTGGCCGCTTCTTTATTTGCTGTATCTGCTGTCTTTCAATTCTTAAAAGACGCAGGAAATCTCGAAACTCTGCAAGCCGGACAGGTTGCCTATGCAGGTGCTACCGGTATTGCCATGCGCACCCTCACAGAGGACATCATTCAAGCAACTGATGCTCAAATCGCTTTTCAAGATGCTGCAAGCGCAGCATCTATAGGTGTTGCTGCAGGTCTTAGTGCCGATGTACTAACCCGACTTGGAGCGGCTGCAAAGTCTACTTCAGTAATTCTAGGTAGAGATGTTACTGACTCTTTTAATCGTCTTGTTCGAGGTGTTACAAAAGCAGAGCCAGAATTACTAGATGAATTAGGTATTATTCTAAGATTAGATACCGCCATGGAGAATTATAAGACTCAGCTGGGGTTGGGTGAAGTAGAATTAAATGCTTTCCAAAGATCTCAGGCAGTAGCAAACGAAGTATTGGACCAAGCCGAAAACAAGTTTGGACGAATACTTAAAATTACAGCGGTTGCTCCAAATAAATTTAATAAATTAGGTAAAGCCTTCGATGATATCTTAATACAAATTAAAGGTGTGGCAGCGGCTGTTGCTGGACCTTTTGCAGATGTTTTAATAAAAACACCAGAATTAGCAGGAGCTGCTATTTTATTATTGGTATCAGGGCCCTTAAAGGCCGCCATTCCCGGCCTCCAGAACATGGGAGAGAAGACTAAAGAAGTAGCAAAGCTAGCAGAGGCATCCTTTACAAAAGCTTCTGACGAGTTAGAAAGATATAAAAAATCCGCTTCGAACTTTGAATTGCTAGGAACAAAAGGTGCAGGCGGTCTTAAATCGGCAGCGGCCGGAGATGCTGCTGATATTCTGAAAGCTGCTAATGCTGGTGGCGGAAAAAGAGGCCCCTTACGTAAGCTCACAGGCGACGTAGACAAAATTACTAACGAAGTTGCACTAAAGATGAAAAAAGGCGCTATGGCTGGAGAAGGCGCTTATAAAAAAATGAGCCTTAAAATACGTCGTGACTTCATATCTGCAATGGACGATATAATAGCTGCTAATGATATAGCTGCGGGCAAAGTATCGAGTAGATGGGAAATAGCCACTAAAAAAATGCAGATTGGTATTAAACGAACTGAAGTCGTATTTAAGGGCGTATTTGCTAGTATAAAAGCGGGTGCTGCAATTGCGGCTCGCGCTGTAAGCATTGCCTTTTCAGCTATTGGTTGGATAGGCATAATTTATACTTTGTATGAAGTTATAGAAGGATTTAGAAAGACAGAGGAAGTCGCTAAGAAATCTAACGATGTATTTGCAGTACAAAGAGATAGAGTCGCAAGACTAGTAGAAGACTATAAGAACTTTTCAGCTATCCAGAAAATTTTATCTGAAGAGGGAGGAAACATAATTTCTACCTATGCAGCTTTCGGAAACCTAGCAAACTCACTTTCCAATTCAGCTTTCAAAAATTTTGGTAAGGCTCTTAGCGAATCCTCTGATGATCTTACAGCAGCCAGAGAGAAGGCGGAGGATGAGGTAAAAAGATTAGAGAGGGCTCGGGATAGGGTGCAGGGCCGGCGCTCACTTTCGTTCATAGAGGACAGGTCGGCCTTTGATTATGGAGCTGCAGTTGATCTTGAAAGAATCCAAGAACTTACTGAAGAAATAGCAGAAGCTCAAAAGAAAACTACAGGTAGTACTATAGCTCTTTTAGCAGAAATGAACCCAGAAAAATTCGGAAAATTCAAAGAGTTTTTAGATATTCAAATAGATTCATTTAATGCTCAAGATGAATCCTTAATTAAGAATTCTAGATCAGCTAACGAGTATTTTAACAAGCTCCAGGCACTAAGAACCGCGAAAGTTATTGAAAAGAGTCAGATTGAAGAATTGCTTCAAGCTAGAGAGCTATTTGTTGAAGTAAGTAAAGGCGTGGCAGCTTATGATAAAGCTATTACAGACGTAACAAAAAGCGGAACTACTTTAGTTAATAAGATAATGCCTGTTTCTGAGGCACAGAAATATTTAACAGCTCTTAACAACCTTGATACAGCTATACAGAAACTGGAAGCAGATCAAAACAATCTTAATACAAATGATCCAAGAATAAAAGGGATACAGGACAGAAAAGCTAGGTTAATAGAAGAGAGAGACCTAGTAACAAGCATAATATCTTTTGAGGGAAAACAG